TACCATGAGAGCAGAGGCCAGAGTGGTGGACATTTCTGGTGGTTGGGTGCCTGTGGATAGAAATGAGATGGGAGAGCGTTCTACATTTTACCCTGAGGAATGGGATTTCTATGTAAAACCAGCTACAGTTGCTGCTATTAAGAATTGGACAGCTGTGGATGAGGATGATCCTCGGCAGACTCTAAACGTCCTCAATGAAATCCTCCGCACCTCTGTGAAGATTGATACTCATTCTGGTACAGGTGCAGGCTGGAAGCAGATTAATACATGGGACCGCTTCTGGTTTATCCTCAAGGTTCGTGAAGCAACATTTGTGAAAGGTGAATCCAAGGTTGAATTTGAAGACGCTTGTTCGGAGTGTGAGTCCATGCTGACCTATACTCTGAATGCCAAGTCGTTATTCTTTGAAATGCCTGATAAGGAACTGGTGGATAAATATTGGAATGGTACTGAATGGGAGATTGATCCTAAAGAGTATGATGTCAACCATGAGCCTATCAAGCTTTATACTCCAAATGTGGGAAAAGATGATGCTATCATTGAGTGGGCTACAGCCAAGGTGAGAGCTAAGCAAAAGGTGGATGAGACCTTTGTTAAGTTCTTGGTATGGTTGATGCCTAAACCTGCTAAAGAGGAGGCCTTGAACAACCAGATCGAGCGTATTTATCGCGAATATAAGAGCTGGGATGTGGAGATGTTTGATTTTATGTCTGATGTTGTTAAGAACCTCAGCGTTGATCCATCTGAGACTTTAAGGGCTACTTGCCCAGTATGTGGCCAGGAGACGCATTCCACTGTCAAGTTTCCAAACGGTATTAAAGCATTGTTCCGCACTGAGACTAAGGCTAAGAAGTTTGGTTCCCGCTAAACTCGAGGATATAGTTGAGAACATTGATTTGACTGCAGGGGAGGATTTTCCTCCCCAAAGGATTGATGGATCTTATATGGAGAACATTATAATCATGTTGTTTCATATTGATGTAATCAAGCTTATTAAGATCAAGGCCACATTGGCCAAAGAGATGCATGTCCAACCATCTGAGATAGATAACATGTCTTTCTGGGAATATGAGGGTTGGTTAGATGAGCTACAAAATCAAGTAAAACAACAGAATGATTCTCAGGAGCGGGAGATGAAACAATATAACATCGACCAATATAAAAATCCTAAGAAGATGATGAGCTCTATGACCCCTAAGATGCCATCATTTGGTTCCACTAACATGAATATTCCTAAATTATAGAGAGTGGCCCATGCCACTCTTTTTTTATATGATGGACATACAGAAATTCCCAGTTGAGAGAGGGATATACACGATTTCTTATTCGCGGTTATAAAAGGATGGCCAGTTGACTTTGGACTGACAACTGGCCATTGGCAAGAGCATAGATGCATGCATGGTGGTTTTGAATGCTATGATGCTGGTGTAATTTAGAATGGAAGGTCATCTTCCACCATGGAAATATCTTCGGGTACCTCGCAGAGGACTCGGAAGTTGTTTTTTATTTCACTGACATTTGCCCTTTTATATTTGGACTCCGCCATTTTCGTTATCACTGTTTCTGGAATCACCTTCTCATTCAACCATACCAGCTTCAGGTTATAGTCCAACATTTCCATAATTTTCTTGGTATTATAACCATTGAATTTTTTAATGATGGCAGGAATGGTCTTTGATACTTTCTCGAACTCAGATATAAACTCATTGATATTATTGGGTTCCCCCAGGGCTTCCATGACCTTTGCATAATCCTTTGGTCCTACTTTATATGTGCGGCCATTCTTTAGTATGCGAGCCACTGACTTGATATTATCTCCTGCATCTCCTTGAATGATCTTTTCCATGGCGATAATATCAGGGTTGATGTATATATGTTTCTTAATCCTTCGCTCCAGGGCCTCCAGTTCTCCGCTACGATGAGATGGAGCCATGAACATATCCATGATATCATCAGGTTCCTTGGTGGCTTCCGGTAACACCAGTCCCACCTTGTCATTATACCAGGCGGTGAAAGCCATGCCATTTAATTGAACCAGCTGTTTAAGGTCACAGTCTGAGCTCCAAATGATAGTATTAATTCCCTGGGCATTGAGATTGCGAGACCAGTACCATACCCAATCATCTCCCTCGATACCATACCCCTGAGACACTGTTACGTCTGCCTCAGCCACCGCATTCTGCCACCTGGTGAAAGCTCCAAAGATAGCATTCCAATCGGTCTCACTTTCTTTAACACGATTACCTTTATAAGTAGTCTCTTTAAGCTGATCTGGTATAGGGAGTTCCTTTCGCCAACTACCACCATCCGCGATGAGGATGATGTTTGTTATTTCAGGTATTTTATGAAGCATACCTGCCACTGAGCGGCTCAGGATTTCCATGAGAGCTTGTGAGGCCTCTTCTTTAACTCTTTGAGGATTGGTTAGTTTGAATTTATCCTGTAAAAGAAAAACGCGTGACAATAGTAGCCAGTTCCCATCAATCAAAAGTGTAGTATTCATCTTTATATAGGGTTTTTTGTTCATCATTAATATAGGAGAGTGCTGCAAGAAGTTTATTATTGACGTATAACAATCACTTATGAAAGACAATATAGATTGGACTCCTGAATTAGAAGATGAAATAGATGCTGTATTCATCAATCGCGTGGCTAATGAGATAAAGAAATCATGCGTCATCCCCTTCTCTGTTCCTACTGAGCGTATCCCAGAGAAGATATACCAGGCTGCGCAGTGGTTCTGGGAGAATGTTGATGAGGCTGCAGAGGAGCGGTATTACCTCATTAAAAACAGTGACATCTGCAAATGTGATAAGTTAAATAGAACTATTCAACTCCCGCCCCAGATAATTGGTATCTTCGGATGTCATAAGCTACAGGAAGATCTTCGATATGGAACCATGGGTGACTTTAGCATAGAGCGTATGCTCATGTCTTCCTATTCTATGTTCGGTGGAGCAGGTATTGTTGGTGGTGGCATGGGCCTCTCTGGAGGTACGGGTTATACCCTTACCGATGTGATGATGGGATTATATGAGGTGGATACCTTTGACCAATTTCTCAATCCTCCCCTTACCTATAACTACAATAAGAACAGCCATAAGCTGGTTATATTAGGCAATCTGGGTCACTCAGATCTCCTTATTCAGGCATGGAAAAGAGTCCGCATTCAGGATTTATATAACAATTATTACTTCTTCCGTTTATGTGTTTGCTTCTGCAAGCAGGACCTCGCTGATATCTTAGGAGTATGGGAGTTCAAATTCCCTGGTGGGGTGACTATTAACGTGGACCGCTTCCAGTCCACTGCAGAGGATGAGATAACTAAAATAGAGGAATGGGCAGAGAACAACAGGGCTACTGACTTCTTTATGATGCCTAAAATAATCTAATGATGCGAGGTTGTAATGCTTTGTTCTTCAATATGTTAACCTAAAAAATCAGAAATGATTATTATTTTCACAAACATAATATAAACGGATTATATGAGTCTACCTATTTATCTCTCCCAGCTGAAAAGTGCTGGAATCTACAGATATGTATTCGATAAGAGTCAAATCCCTGTAGAGGAGCGTGATTCTATCCGATTGTTTATTGGTTACTCTGAAAAAGGACCTTTCAACACACCTGTTTATGTTGAGTCTGCTCAGATGTTTATCAATTACTTCGGTGGTATTTCTCGCCGCATGGAGCGTAAGGGTATCTTCTTCCACCGCCTCTGCTTGCAAGCATTGGAAGCTGGTCCTATTCTCGCCCTAAACTTGAAACCATTTAACCTCCATGGCAAGACCGAAACTGCCAATATCATTGGTTTTAACGCTAATGAATTGATTGGTGATGGTCAGAAGCTCCATATCCCTGAGGATGCCCTGGTGGCTGCTACCTCAAAGGGTATGCGCGATGTTACCCTTTCTACTATCTACGACACAAACAGATTTTGGCATGTTGATTCCGAGCGCCTGCATGATATTCGCATGGGTGCCAATTCAGCCACTAATGGTGCTGCAGATCTCATCCGCATTGCTCGCGTGAGTGACAGTCGTGATGACTGTACCATCTTCATGCGTCCTACTATTCTTCCAAACTGGCATGTTAAGGTCAGCGACTGGTATTCAAGTAACCAATCCTATCCGATGCCTCCTTATATGGAGTATCTCAAAGATCATTACTTGGATGAGTTCTTCATGGAAGTTTATGTATTCCGTGGCAATCTGGCCAAGAAATCTCTCTTTGATCACACTGGAACACTCGGTGCGTGCATCCCTGTTCAGTTCATCTATGATACTTATGATGCTGTGGATGGCGACCATCAGGTGGGTGATACAAAATACTATCCTAACACAGATCGTCCTGTATTGAAGGAGGTTCGCGCTTATGAGAATGGTAATTACACCACATATACCATTGCTGATTGGCAGCAAAAGATTGGTACTAATATCACTAATCCATCTTCTGATAATGAACGCGAGCTCTCATGGGTTCCATTCTGTATAGTAGATGAGGCTGATGGTAAGGTATATACCAACCCTAAGTATGTAAATGCATATGGTGAATTGGCAGATCCATTGGCTGATATGGCTGATGTTTCTACTTCCAACTATGTATCTTCCTACGTGGGTATCACTATTCCAGGTTTCCGCGATGGTCTTGGTTCATTTATCTCCATTGATCATCTCTTTAACGCAGATTCCGATATCCATGGCATGTTAGCTAATATTGATGAGTCTAAGTTGGAGGCTGCGGCTGATCTTGATTCTGATGGTTCTGGTTTCTATTCTTCTTCTGATGAGTACAGCAAGGGTAATGAATCCAGCAATCAGCAATTCTCTGTTTTGTCTGCAAATGGTGGTGCTCATACTCATTCAGATCTTATCTGGGCTGGTATTGATGCAAATCATCAGTTCACTCCTGCTCAGTATCTCGTTGCACTTCTTTCAGGTACCATGGGTTTGGTAGCCACAGTTTCTACTGCAAATGCTCAGTTAGTTCAAAATGCAGAGACCAAGGTAAAAGAGGCCAAACTTGCTTTTGAGAAGTCTCTATCCGCTGTTAAGGTAGCTGAGAATGCAGTAAAGAAGGGATCTGGTAATGAGGCTGGCATTAAGACCGCTCAGGAGGCTGCCAAGGCTAAGGAGGCTGAGTATAATACTGCTCTTGCTGCGCTGGAAAAGGCTAAGAGGGATTCAGGTACTGGTATTGAAATCAATGACTATGCACAAACCTCATTCAAATATGCCCTTTCTAATGGCAGTGAGAAGGAGTTTGTAGTAGCTCGTAAGGTTGTTGGTACTCCAATGCGCGGATATCAATATACCTCTATTGCTCGCAATGCAACAGGACCAAGCTTACAGGCTGATATCTTCTCCGCCCTCTCCTATAAGGGTATTCGTCAGGCGCTATCTAATAACGTAGATTGTGATTATCACTATCTCGTGGATACTTTCCAGACCTATCCTGGTATTGGTATGAAGTCCTTGATGTCTCAGATTGTTAAGGCAAAAGACAATGCTGTCCTCCTCACTTCTTTCCCATCCATGGAATCAGTAATGCGCCACTGCGGTCATACTGCATACACTGGTGGATTTGATATGAAGGAAGTATCCAAGCCAACCAATGGTATTACCTTGCCAACAGAGGCTCAGGGTGCATCATGGACTGCGTTCTATACACAGTTAAGGATGACAGATGGTTCTACTAAGTTCATCGCTCCATCTACTGCTCTTGTTTCAAATCTCTTCATGGAGAAGTTGCAAAAGCGTCATGCTTATAACATCGTAGCAGGTGTGAACTATGGTCTTATTAAACATGATGGTGTAGTTGGTCCTGACTATAACTATGACAAGGCTGATACAGATGTCTTGGAGCCATTTGGCGTGAACGTAATCACTTTGGTTCCACGTTATGGTACTTCTATCCAGGGTAACCAAACTGCTAAGCAGACCCCACGCACTGCGCTGTCTAAGTTGCATGTTAGGGAGCTGGTTATCTATCTCCAGGATGAGATTGAGAAGATGCTCCGTGGTTATCAATGGGAGAACAACACATCTGTCCTTCGCGATAACATCCTTGCCAAGGCAGAGGTTATTCTTGGTCTTGCCAAAGCCAATGGTGGTATCTATGAGTACCGCGCTAAGTGTGACAGCGATAACAATACTCCTGAGATTATTGACAATGAGATGGTAGTCCTCGATGTAGAGGTGGAGCCAACTCGTGGCGCTGAAAAGATGGTACAAACCTTAACTATCCATCGCACAGGTGGTATTAGTTCAAGCCCAGCTAATTAATATAACACTATGGAGAGAGATCTTGTATCTCTCTCTATTTCAATTAATTAACTTTGAATTTGATTCAAAATTATTATAAATTCATAATTAAAAACCGAAAATTTATATGAAAATGATTACTGAACAAAATAACAACAAGTGGGCTCAGATCATCACTGAGGAGCTTGGTGTTAAGGACCCTAAGAAATTGGCCTGGATGTCCAAGTTGGCTCAGGTACAGGAAATTAAGGAAGGTATTGACAGTGGCCATCAGGGCGGTAGTATCTATGCTACTCCATTGAACACTCTTGGTATTGGTAACCCTATGATGCCAATGGGTACTGGCTTCAACAACCCACAGGATGGTGGTGGTATTGGTAATACTGGTGCTGACTTCCATGCTCACAACTATGCAACTGGTTCTGGTGACATCCCAATGTCTACTTTGACTATGTCTTTGGAGGTAGCTGCTCAGACAATTGGTTTGGAGCTCGTTCCTGTAATTCCTTCAACAGGCCCATGGGCTATGCTCCAGTATATGGACTTCCCTTATGCAGGTGGTAAGCTCGGTCGTATCAACGAAACATCTTTGGATGGTAAGGGTAAGGACGATGAGAACAAGCCAATCTACATCAAGATTTCTGATTCTTTGGCTAACCTCACAGCTTTTTATTCTGATACTGCAAATGCTAATTTGAAGGCAGGTGATGCTCTGACTTTTGAGAATGCTGCTAACACTGCTAAGCTCCATGCTGTTTATATTGGTAAGAGCCGCATTGACACAGGCATTGTTGTAAAGGTTGTTCGTGCTCACTTCGGTACAGATGAGAACAAGTATGCTTCTATCGCTGAGGTATTCTCTGGTGAGGTAACATCTAATGGTGTTAAACTTCCTACTCCACATGCTGACCTTGTTGCTACTTATGCTGATCACGTTCAGGAGTTCTCTAACTTCTTCGGTGATGGTCATGGCAATGGTTCTGATGAGCCAATGACTCGTGCACAGAACGAGACTGGTGTTGGTAACACTATTGGTGCTCGCTTCTTCACTAAGATGATCCAGATGGGTGCTTATGAGGTAACTGGTACAGTAACTCGCCAGCAGCTCCAGGATATGCCATTGTATGGTATTGATGTAGTTGGTAAGGTCCTCGAGGCGATGCAGAATGAGCTCTCCCAGGCTATCAACAACCGCATCTTGGATCGCTTGTTCAAGCTTGGTACAACTAATGCATTGGTTCAGAAGCAGTATCAGGGTGTTGACTTGAACCTCTACTTCGCAAGTCCATCTGATCCAGCAACAAAGAACCTCAAGGACTTCTCTGCTGCTAAGAACTTCATCGGTATTGATGGTAACAATGCTGCTAAGGACTGGGGTGCAGTTCGCAATGCAACAAAGAACACTGCTGCTGAGAATACTTATACTCACCAGCGCCGTATCATGAGCCGTTGTCTTGCAGCTGCTAACTTGATCGCTAACGTTTCTCGTTGGGG